GAACTATTTTTAAGTTAGGTAGTAATAATTCTTGACTTAAGTTCAGAAAGTATGTATAATATATGTAATAAGAAAAAGGAGAACATATGGATATAGCATATTTAATATTTCTGTGCGCAGGCATACATCTTAGCTATCTTTATGGTAAGCAGACAGGAATAGAGAGGACAGTTGATTATTTAGAGGCAGAAGGCGTCATAGAGTTTGACGAAGAAAAATAGTTCTTGACATCGAGGTTAAAATTTGATATAATTATCTTGTAAGTGGTAATAACGCTTACATTTTGGTGCGTCTACCGAAAGGAGACGTGAATTATTTACTGAAAAGGAATTATGGAGAAAATTATGAGTATAGATTTAAGCAAATTTTGGCTTGGATTGGATATGCCTACACTGCCGTCTTATACGGATGCAGCATATCCTAGATATAACCTAATCGAAAGGGAAGGCGACTATCGTATAGAAGTTGCAGTACCAGGGTGGAAAAAAGAAGAGTTGGAGATAATCTTTGATAACAAAGAACTCCACATCAAGGGTAAAAAAGAAACAAAACTAGGAGAAGATGAAAATTTTATTCATCAAGGATTAAGTTTAAAGTCTTTTGAACGAAGATTTATTCTAAACGCCGACCTACAAGTAGAAGAAGTAAGTCTACAAGACGGATTGCTGACAATCAAACTGTTACGAACTCCAGATTCCAAGAGGAAAATCTTGGAGATTAATTGATGAAAACATTATCAAAAGTTCGTGATAGTATATGTGAGAACGGAGAGTTCTGCAACATGGTAGCTAATTATACATTAGTTATAGCCTTTGGTGGCATCATAGTTCAGAATATTTATGTTCTTTCTTAAACTGTCAGAATGTATCAGGGGAGCTTTGGCTCCCCGACCTATAGGAGAAAAAATGCAAATATCAGAAGAAGGTAAAAATTTAATTAAAAAATTTGAAGGCTGTGAACTAGAAGCATATAAGTGTGCGGCTGGTGTTTGGACTATTGGATATGGTCATATTAAAACAGCAGTAGAGGGAATGAAAATAGACCAAGCAACAGCAAATGAACTATTTGATGAAGAAATGGGGGAGTACGAAACCTATGTGAACACAGCGGTAACGGTTCCACTTTCTCAAAATCAGTTCGACGCACTGGTATCTTGGGTGTTCAATCTCGGTAATGGAAATCTTAACGCTTCAACTATGTTGAAAGTCATCAACTCTGGCGACCATGCTGGAGTACCTGCTCAAATCAAAAGGTGGAACAAAGCAGGTGGTAAAGTACTGGAAGGACTTATTCGTAGGAGAGAAGCAGAGGCATTATTATATGAAGGAAAAGACTGGAGCAATGTCTAAGTTTTTAGATAAAATAGGTGAGTGGTGGTTTTGGTTTAAAAACCTATTCATTACTTATTATAGTCTCAAAGTGAGTTATAATGCTACATGGGGAGACTCAGACGACCAAGAATTTATCGTCAAGAAGTTCATTAAAAAACAACCAAAGTTTATATCATTCATCACAGAGGAAGGAGAATTAGTAGAAATTAGTGGTGCTGATGGACTTAATTACAGGATTCAAGAATTATGAACCAATTAACAATAGGTGGATTGATTGTATTAGGAGGTCTTTGCTTCTTTTTATACAGTCAGAATGAAACCTTAAAAGAAAACAATATCAAGTTAGAAAATGCAGTACAAGCCCAGCAAGAGGCAATGGACACACTGCGAGAGTCTTACGAAAAACAAGGTAAGTCTCTTATGAATATGTCTAGAAGAAACTCAGAAATAGAAGCTGAAAAAGCAGAGTATCTTGCAATATTTAGCAGACACAATTTAGATATGCTAGCATTGAAAAAGCCTGGTCTTATGACTAACAGGTTCAACAATGGTAGTGAAAAAGTGATGGAGGGAATGGAAGATGATACAGAAAAGTTATACGAGCTTACTGTGCCTAGCACTGACGATAAGTAGTTGTAGTTTACTTCCTACTAAGAAAGTAGAGATAGTATCAAAACCAATTGAAATCGACATCATGCAACCTGATTTACCAAGACCAGTAGAGCTTACAGCTCCTCAGTGGTGGGTAGTATCAAATGCAAGAATTACAAACCCATGTATCAAAAGAGTACAAGATGATGGTAGTATGAAAAGACCAAAGACTTGTCTTAAAGAAGATACAGAAAATCCAGAGTGGCCTGAAGGTTATACCTACCTAGACCAGTTCTTGGATGAAATGAAAGAACAAAACAATGGAGAAGTACTATTTGTAGGAACGACCATTGGAGATTATAAAGTCATGTCAGAAGATATGCAAGAATTAAAAAGGTATATCAATCAACTAGGAGAAGTAGTAATATACTATCGAACAGTTACGGCTCCAAGTGAGAAAGTTAATGAAAAATGATACAACAAATTCATCTTAGAAATTTATTAATACTAGATTGGTTAGACCATTTAGTTCCTGCTATGACACAGCATCCTGCAGTGTATAAAGAAACACCCAAACCAAACGTAACTTTATCAAGAATGAAAGAGCAGTATGCAATTCGTGCTGACTATAAAGTTGATAGAGGTAATTTTGTGGATTATGTAGGAAGAAAACTTCATAAAAATGGTAAGCCTTATAGACAAGCAGATGTATATACCCCTAAACAATTAGCTGGGTTATTTAATGGACTTATTGGTGCAGAAGATAAAATTAAAGAAATAGTACATAGAAAATTTAAAGTAAATACTTGCATGGTTCAACCACCTTATTGGGGTTGGACAGGATGGGAATGGGGTGCTAGAAATCCTAGACACTTTATAAGATTTATATGGAACTCTGGTGAAGGTCATACAAGATTTGTTCATGGTGGTAAGTATATTAAGTACGCAGATTCAAAAGGTATTGGACAACAAAAGAACTGGACTTGTTTAGTAGGCACACATGATGAACTAAACTGGATGTGCGATAGAAATACAGGTAAAACTCATAGATTTATAATTGATATTAGTATAAATTCTAAATATCATGAAGAATTTAAAATTGCATGTGAGTATATAAAAGACAAAGGAACAATAACCAAATTAGTAGCAAAAAATGGCTAAGTTTTTCAGAATGTTGTTTTGGCGTAGAGCAATGCAAAAGCATGCTGATTGGTTTGATAATAACCCTCCAGCACAGGCTAGATTCGAAGAAAACGAAGAATGGCTAGAAGAATTAGAAGATAGAACAATTATATTAGAGGACTTAGCACACCCTAAGTGTGGAATTGAAGGTTTTGATGGTTATCAACCTCTAGTAAATAGAATAATAAAACTGGAAAAAGAAATTGAAAATCTCAAACAACTTAAACAAAACGATACATAGAATTATAGATACTGGTGTAGCTAGTCATGATTCTATATTGCCTTTTGGAAATTCGATATTACTATACAAGTATGATAGTCGACCCGACTATGTATATCATAACACGCACCCTGCGTGGTACAACTATAAAAACAATTTCGTCGCAGAGTTTTCTAATGTAGAGGAAAACTACACATTTCCAATAAAAATAACTATTTATCAACATACAGAAAAAAGTTTTAATATTCCAACCAGAAAAAAAGCACTTTTGTTTAATATAAAAGATTCAACTGTAGTTTTAAGAAGCAAGAGTTGGAACAAGTTATTATCGTCTTTAGAAAGAATAAATCAAGTTAAAAAATGGAAAAAGAATTTGTCAGATAACGATATAATGGTACAAGAAATCAGTGAAGAAATGGCGGTATTAGGAAATATAGTATTTACTAATTGGCATGGTGGAACAAATCTATTAGTGGAGTACGCATAATGGTACAAAATTGGAGAGAGCAACACCTAGTAGTAACAGATAGAAAGCCAGCCCCAGCGGGGTACACGCATCCTAGTGAAGTTACGCTAAAGAATGATGTTGTGAAAATTTTTATCGGAGCCAGTGAAGATATGGACGAAGCTGCATTGAAAGTAATAAAATATTCTCTTTTGAAGAATACACAGGCAAAGTTAGATATTACAGTACTTAGACCGAGTATGTTTGAAGGTTGGAACACGGATGCTTGGGGAACTCCTTTCTCTTGTTTTCGATACGCAATTCCTTTAATGTGTGAGGGAAAAGGTCGAGCAATATATATGGATGTAGACATGATAAATCTAAGAGATATTCATGACCTATGGACAGAAAATATGTACGGCAAACCTTTTGCGATGGTATGGGATGCAGAACAAGACAATGGCGATAAAAATCCCAAAGGATGGTGGTGTGATAGTGTGTGGCTTATAGACTGTGAGAAAGCAATAGATTGGTTTGATTTAAATGAAATAAAGAATTTTCCTACAGAAAAAGGAAGTTATAAATGGACGTTCATGGAACGGCTTGGCTCTCCAAATAGATTCGAGTCAGACAAGTGGGTACATGAATTAGATTGCAGATGGAACTCTTTTGATGGAGCAAATACAAGTATAATTCCTAAAGGAGAAGGATACTTTGGAAAAGAATTACTAGAATTAGATGAATGTTGGCAAATACACTTGACTGCTTTAAGTTATCAACCTTGGCATCCAAGGTATTTAGTAGCAGCAAAAGCTACTCATTGGCGTCCTGAGATTGCAGCCCTTTGGTGGGAGTTATTAGAAGAAGTCAACCAGTTATGAAAGTATTAGTAACAGGTGGAGAAGGCTTTGTAGGACATCATCTTGCAAAAAGATTAATTAAAGAAGAACACCAAGTAACCATACTAGATACATGGAGATTTGGAGAAGAAAAGAGAGATAGACTAGACGCACGATACGAGTTAGAAGGAACAAGAAACATCTCACAATTAAAACCTGAGTTTGATTGGATATTTCATTTAGGAGAGTATTCAAGAGTAGAAACCAGTTTTAAAGATGTCAAAAAGGTCTGGGAAAGTAATGTAGCTGGAACAACTTCCGTTGTGGAGTTTGCAATCAAGTGTAATGCAAAACTAATTTATACCTGCACAAGCAGTGTAACAGCAAGTGAAGGGGCATATCTCTCTCCGTACACTTGGAGCAAAGCTAGAAATGCAGACTTGATAAAGGCTAGTGGTAAATGGTTTGGGTTGAATTATGCTATATGTTATTTATATAATGTATATGGAGGAACAGAAACCTCTACTGGTAATTTAGCAACAGTTATCGCTAAGTGGAAAAAATTAGCCAAACAAGGCTCACCTTTACCAGTTACATCTCCTGGCAACCAAAGAAGATATTTTACTCATATTGAAGACATAGTAGATGGATTAATGATAATTGCTGAAAAAGGAACAGGAGACAATCTTGGCATAGGAGCAGAAAAGTCTTACTCTATGCTACAGGTAGCTCAAATGTTTAACGCAGAAATACGCATGACTCCAGAAGTACAAGGAAACCGAACAACAAGTTCACTTTTGACGAAAAAGACAAAGGAACTAGGATGGAGTCCTAAAATCGATTTAAGACAGCATATACAGGAGTGGTTAGATGAAGTTTGAAGAACTAATATCTCCCATTGGTATAGAAAGATTCAATAGAGAATTTAAAGGTAAGAAGTGTTTAGTCATCAAGTCAGAAGAAAATATTTTCAAAGATTATTTTTCTTGGCGAGACTTGGATAACTATTTAAATCAGTACAAAATAGGTGCTTGGGATAGAACCCCACAATTGCAGGTTGTTTTACCTGATGGAAATAAATGGTGCAAGAAAAAATCCAAAGAGTATAAGACTAGAGACGAATTATTAAAATTATGGAAGGATGGAAGTTCGTTCATTCTAACTCTCAGCGAATTTTTAACACAGGAGATGTGGGAACAATGCCAAGAGTTTGAAAAGCATTATGGAATAGGACAAGCAAACATTTACTGTAGTAATAATAAAGAAGCTAAGTGTTTTCCTATTCATGCTGACTCCACTGATAACTTTCTATTTCATGTTAGAGGAAAGATACGGTGGTACATTTACAAAGAGTTT